TGTGCCCAGTCTAATGCCCAGTAATCCACTCCTTTACGATTATCAAACGCATCCCCCAAATGAATGACAGTATCAATTCTACGGTCTTCTAGGGTAGGGAAAAACACATCAGTGTAAAATCTTTCAAAATAGTCGTGATAAATCTGATTAGACTTTTTGAAATTAAAATGGGTGTCGCAGATTAAACCGATTTTCATAATTCAATTATACTTAGTTTGGATTGCGTCTTTTATTGAATTGTAATCTGAACTGTTAAAATATTCATCTGCTGTAAATACCTCATCAAATGAAGTTCTCTCTAAAATCTTTTCTTTAATCTCTACTTGCTTCTTCTCTTTACCGATACGACGTAAAAATGCATAATATGAAATTTGAGTAAAGTATGCAAAGGGATTCATTTTCCCTCCTGTTTTAGGGCTTATGTAATGTGGGTCAAAATTGTGACAATATTGTAAGCTATTCTCAATAGCATCCCCTACCATATCATCCCTGAACATATAATTTACAAACTTAGGCATATATGACAAGTGTGTTGCTATTTTTAAAAAGCACTCTCCAATATATTCAGAAACTTCCGGTCTGGGAAGCCCAGCTTCTTTTGCTTTATTGCATTTGTCCTTATAGACGCAAAGGGCTTCGTAGAATTTTTTGTTATCTACGTAATGCATATCATCTTTTTTACTCATCTTGAATCTATGTTTTTATTTGTGTATATTGTATCATTAGAATTCCCAATAAGTCAAATGATAAGAATGAGTAATTACACCTATTGACCAGATGCTTGAATGTGAGTATAATTTCTTCTGTAGGATGATATAACTACTTTAGTATTTAAAGACTCTAGAGTATCAAAATCAAACATAAGAGAATCCCGAAGGGTATCCCGAAGGGATGTATAGAGAATCATTAGTTATTGTAGAGTTTCTCTAGGGACAGACGGGCATCATTAATAGATGAAACAAATCCCATATTAGGAGTAATTTCAGATTTATTAGAACTCTTAAAACGTTCTCTACTATACTTCTTATGAATTTTAATAAGAGAATTATCAAACACTTCTGTTATAGTAATGATTTTATCTAAATGTATAATAAACATAGTATCATCACTTAGTTTAATCCAAGGATGAACTTTTGCAATAGTACCTTCAAGTTTAGGAACGTATATTGTTTCTATTGTAATTGGATTATCTAAAACTAAAATAGTTTTATCTTCTTCATCAAAAGGACATACTTTAGCAAAGATTTCTTCTCCAGAGATTAATTTAATTGTTGCGTAAAATTCTTCTTCATTCATTTTTCTTTAAAATTAATTTTGTGTAATTGGTAATTGAATTGTTCTTCAACATAAATTTTTATTCTTTCAATAAGGTGATTTAAGGTATAATTCTTTTTTGAATTATAAGTGCAATCATCAGCAATATCATAAAGAACTGCTTTATTTTTAGTATTTGACTTTCTAAGTATTCTACCAATACCTTGAAGATTTCTTATTCTTGATTTGGAAGGACTTGCAAAAATAAGATTATGAAGATTTTTTATGGATATACCTGTGCTGAAAACACCATAAGAAGCAACAATCACTGCATTAGTTTCAGTCTCGGTAATTTCTCTTATTTTCTCTCTTTCTTCAGTATCAACACCACCAAAAACAAAAAATACTTTTCGTTCATCCGGCACTGAACTATTTATCAGGTCATATAAGATTGCCCCGTGAGTTTCCACTCGGCTATAAAGAATTAACGTATTACCTTTTAAATCTAAAGTAAGATTTTTGATGAAGTTATTTCTCTTCTCGTGAGTAATCAAATACTGAATTTCATCCTCATAGGTTTCAAACTTCTGTCCTTTATGCTGAAGAACGAGAACTTGAATTTGAAGTTGAGCAATATTTCCCTTATCCATTAACTCTTTGGTTTGAGTTACTTTATAAGTAGGACCAAACATCCCCTCTAAGCACCATTTATGAGTAGTGCTTCCATCTAAAGTTCCAGTAAATCCAAAACGATATTTTGTATTATGCATTTTATTCATAATACCTGTAATAGACTTAGATTTTGCAGTGTGACAGTTATGAACTACTGCGCCCTCTACAATATAATTATGATCGTTTTCTATTTCTAAATTATAAACATATTCGGGTTTTTTAATTTCAGTTCTTTTTGTGAGTTTCATATAATTTTTTTATTTTATTTTGGGTTTTTGTATCAAATCTAGTATATTCTATAGTAGTATTATCAATATTTTCAATAATCCAAGTTTCATCTACAATAATAGTCTTATAATTATTTTTTTCAGACCATTTAAGTAAAGAATTAATTTTTGCTTTTGATATTTCAGTCTTTAAAATATTTTTTGGTTTTATTTCTATTACTAATTTATTAAATTCATCTATAAAATCTACTATGTAAATTTTTTCTTTCCCACTATATGAATATGGTATTCTTAATTTTTCATAAATTGAATTTGGATTATGAAATTTATATAATGCTTCCCAGGATGAACGATATTTAATTCCATCTAATATTGAATTCCAGTGAGTATTTTTATTATTTGTATTTGGAGTAAAACTTCCATTTAAAATTTTATCTTTCATCCTCTGGGATTGTAGACTTTTTTCTTTGTCACTCATTTTTCGTCCATACATTCCATTTCCTTTACCTTTATTTTTTTCACTTATTTTTTGCTTAGCTTCATCATTATGTTTTTTACCGTAAAATGAATTAGGCTCTCCGAATACACCTTTATTCCAAGGAACTCTACCCTTCATTTTTGATGATATTTGGTCTCTTTTCAATTTCCAAGCAAGTTTTCCTGCCCTTGATGCTGTAATTTTTCTTAAATCCTCAATACTTAAGTTATCACTAATAATATTATCAAAATTTTGCAATAATATATTACATTTTATAAATCTATTAATCCATTTTTTTCGATCATCTCCATAGAAAGTCTTTCCATTTGAAAAACCTATTTTATCTACGTCTAAAATTTTAACATATATTTTTTGTTGATACTTTTCTAATTTATTATTATATTTTTCTTTTATTTGATTATAGTTATAAGTCATTTGCTATTTAAATATGAGGTTATGAAATATTTATGATATTATGTGCTTCATTTAATTCATCCGCTCTTATCCAACCACAATCAGTTAAAAATTTATGATTACCAGTAACTTCAATTACTGAGCCGTTATCAAATTCCAATTTGTACATTTTTTCACCATCAGATATACTTAGATTTTTATGAACTTTGGCTACCTCATCTTCTTTAAATAAATTATTTTTCTCATCATAATTAATAATTTTATCTCCAATTTTTAAATCCATTATTTTAGTATATCCATTTGGAGTTAAAACTCTCATATGTCCAGAAAAACATTCGTCCACAATTACGACATCAAACTCATCAAAATACTTTCTATCTAAGTCATAAATGCTCTGATATGTAGATATTATAATTGGCTTATCTGTCTGCTTAGCGCGACCTGAATATATCTTGTGTATGAACTCGTCACAGTCCCAACCATAATCGTGAAAGTCTTTATGCATTTGCTCTACAAGGGACGTTGTAGGGGTGATTAGGAGGGTCTTGAGCCCCTTCTGAGTGTAATATCGGATAAGCGTGTAAATCATCATAGATTTACCGCTACTTGTAGGAGAAAGAAGAAGTTTACGATTATATTTAAGTGCATCAGTTACAGCATCAATCTGATAATCTCTTGCTTCATATTTTGAAGAAAGAATTGACCTCATATAGGATTTAACTCCTCCAAGAGAAATCATTTCATTTTCTTCAAAAGGAAGACCATAAAATTTACTATCTTCAAATTCATAAGTATATTCGTGAGACTTTATCTTCTCAATTAACTTATCAAGAAGACCAACATACAATTCTCCGGTATGAGTGCTGAGCAGGCGAATAGTTCCGTCCCAGTTCTTTCTTCTGGACTGAGGCATAAATTTGGCATTCTCAACTTCAAATATAAAATAAGGAGCTAATTCATAAAGAATATGTGGCTCACATTTGAGTTTGAGATATACTTCGTTCTTTTTTGAAATAATAATATCACTCATAACAATTATATTTTGTTATAAGTATTTATTTACCCTTTCAGCAAGTGCTTTCTTGATGCAAGTGATACTGCTGATACAGTTACTCCAAAATATTCTGCTGCGTCAGTCATAGAAGGAAATTCCATTCCTCTATACACACATTTTTTTATCCCTTGCCTATAACCTGCTTTTTTAACACCTTTATTCCAAGCAGTTTTACCTATGTTAGCCACTCCCATTTTTTTTCTTGTTTCTTCAGAA